GTGTATTGCGACTCGGTGTTCAACTAGTTTAGTAGTTGAATTTGTACGAAAGTATGATTTAACTCTCAACGCGATTTTATCGTTTCTCGGGTATGGTTACAAAAGTAAAATGAAAGTCTATAAGACTAATTATTTTAAATTAAGAACCAGACTGAGAGTGCTTTTAATCTGATTATCACATCCTAGCAGTCCTATGGGAAAAGGGTCTTACACATCGTGAATTACCCAGATCTCATGGACTGATCATCATATGCCTTCTTATCCTACCTTACTAAAAATGACCAAATTAACTGAAGAGTTAATGTGGGACAAATTAGAGAAGGCTAAAAAGGATCTAAATGGTTATATTAGTACCATTAGAAGTGCAGATGATGTCCTTAATCGGAAAAATCCTATCGAAGTTACTGCGCTGGTTTCCTCAGGGTCATCTGACTTGACGCTTTCCAAACAGAAAGTGCCTTGAAAGGCGATCCTTAATCCCGATATGACCTCGGCTCCAGCAATGGAGTATGAGTTCTTGACGGAAGGAATGTCAGTGCATAGCTATCGATATCAGCAGTTACAAAAGGTTAGCCTCTTCCCAGACTACAATAAATTGAGTCTCGGGTATGCCACACGTAATATGATGATGTGTGACTTCTCTTCGCTTCCGTTAACGGAGCAAATTGAAGTTAACCTTAAGTTTCTGTTTGAACCAGATCCGATTAATCCTCATCTACCTGAAAGCTTTTGAGAGGAATCTAAGAAGGCTGATAAACCTTTCAAAGATTTCCTCGAAATTTACCGTATATGACAACACTTAACAGTGCCTTTATGACAGGAGCTTAATGGGGTGGATCCGCTTAAAGTAAAAGCGTCTCCTCCTCAAGAGGCTCAAACCAACACAGACCGAGGTGACTTAGAAGGGTCAGCTACTATACCTATTACTCAATCAGTTACTCAAAGAGTTTGATATATTGACAGGTTTTATCAACTTGTTAATATTATCACCTGATTGGTAGAACTAGGTATCTTTTGATTAGGATGTTTTATCCTTTTTAATATAGAACCTGGTGCATGTGAATCTGTAGTTCCAGAGCTTAGTCTGGAGCCTGATTCTTCCCCTACCCAAAATGATACTAATTATTTTGCTTGGGGGTTAATGCTGTTAGGAGGAGCTATCCTCTTAACATCTATGGCCCTATCTATATATTATACAGGGGATATTTCCTCTGCATTTTATAATAGTGGGGTCCCAGAGATTGTTATCTCTAGTGATAGTTTGAACATTCAGACTTCATCGCTAGGGGTATCAGGCCCACTAACGCTGAGTGAGTATGAAGTTCTACAAAGGACTTTAGAAAACAAAGCGCTATTGGATAACCTTTCGATCTCTCCAATTGGAGATCTTTGGGTCTCTCCTTGGGAATAGATACAAGGCTGACTACTTCGCTAGAGGTTAATAACTCTAGAGGAAATTATCGACGTGCATCTGAGCGCCA